ATGTTCTATTTTCATCTTGTTCTTTTTGCCACGATTCAATTTTTTTATTAATCATTTTAACCAAAAACTGTGAATATTTTTTGGTTTTACTTGTATCAAATCTTTCCAACATATTGGCAAGATTTAAATTTAAAATTTCATTTTCTTTTTTTAATTTCTTAATCCCCATTTTATTTATTTTATACAATTTGTAATCTTACCTTAAAACAAATGCGTGAACTATAATTGCAATTGTTTCTTTTCTACCATCTGATGTTACAGCTCTGTCTCCTTTAACTTCAATATCCATCATGCCAAGATCTTCTTTTAATCTATTGGCTTGGATTTCAACTTCTTTTTTTGCGTCTTCTTCATTTTTAAAGAATCCGAAATACGAATCACAATTTCCGGTTTTATCACAAACTCCAAAAATTACTTCTCTTGCTGGTTTTATCATAATCTAATTTTAATTTTTTATAAACTTAATAAAAAAAAGTGACCCCATCAAATTAATGGGAGTCACCTACGTTATTTTTTTCACCATATATCAAGTAGTCAGGGTTGATTACTTTTGATACTTTTCTACGGTCACCAGTAACAGATTTAACAACAACACCTTCGTGTGGTATTTTGGTACCTTCTATGTTGTTATTAAACACAAAAGTATCTTGTATTTCTTTAACCCATATACCCTGGTATAACAATTCAACCTGTGGTAATTGTAAACAATCAAAATGTACGGTTTCATTTATGTATGGTTGATACACTCCATCAACTTGGACATCAAAACCGGCAAATTTAACATCAGTCAACCCATATTCGTAGTTTTTTTGTATACCGGCTCCGTATATCTCACCATATATTACAAAACCTTCGGTTAAATCAAGTGACTCATAAGTATCTTTTACGTGATCCCACAACTTACCTCTTATATCGTATTGGTTTGCCACAGTTTTCCATACATCGGTGTCGTAGAATCCTTGAGAGTCGGATCCCTTTTCTACGTTATGAGAACCATAAACATATTCAAATGCTGCCCATTTATTTCCAAAGAACATTTTAACACGGTCCAATAAAGAAAGTTTTTTCTTTCTTACGATTCCATATCTGGCATTTGTTCCGTGTAACTTACGAGTTATAACAACCTCATCTTCTTCATTGAACATATCTGGTACATTCTTCTGGTTAGGAAACTTGTAGTAAACGTGGAAGTTGGGGTTTTGGTGGTATTTTATTTTTCTACCTCCAGATTGTAAAGTTATGGTTTTAACTGGTGGTTCGTATTTGTATATATTTAATACTCCCATCATATCTTGTCCATCAAGAAAACCATTTTGAGCTGAAAATGATTTAAAGACATAATTTAAAGGTATTAAAAGACATTCAGAATAAACTCCACGAAGTTTTACGGTTCTAACTCTTTGTCCTTTACGAAGGTAATTAGTAACACCCATATCATCAGATAATTCTTTTGGTATTACAGCATCAGTAGTCGCAACAACAACCTTATCACCAACTTGATATTCACCTTTTTTGGTTATGGCGTTCCATCCACCAACAGTAACTAATTCTATGTTATCGGCATTTGGTATTTCAGATATAGAACCTATCTTACCAACATATGCAACACTATTTAAATTTTCCATTTTTATATATTTTCAAATTCTTCTTTTACTAAATCCATTTCTTCTTTCAATCTATCAAGTTCTTTAGATAACATCTCCCTAATTGATCCTGTGTTATAAATATTAACTTCACCTTTACTTCGGAATTCTCCACCTCTTGAGTATGCAATTGTTGCTCCCAAAGAACAAGATTTAAGTGCGTATTCTAATTTAGATTTTTGTGTTTCCAACCTATCAAGGTTTTCTTTAACTTTTTTTGCTTTTTCAAATTTTTCTAATTCCATCAGTCATTCATTTTTAAACTAGGTGTTAATAATAAAGCCCACAAACAATGTCCGCTTTGAGTAAAGTAAATCGCGGTTCCTATCAATCCAAAGAAACCTAAATAAATCAAACCAATTCCTAAATATTTCATAACACAAAGGTATATATAATTTTTTTAATTATCACTATCTTCTTCAAAATTTATCAATAAATCAAACTCTTTTTCTTTTCTTTTTTCTTCCACCCTCTTTAAAGAAATATTAAAATAATCCATATTATTCTCAATTCCGATAAAATTTCTGTTTGTGTTTATACAAGCAATTCCTGTGGTGCAACTTCCAAAAGTATTGTCAAGTATTGTTTCATTTTCATTTGAGTAGGATTTTATTAACCATTCAAGCATTTCAATAGATTTTTCAGTTCTATGTTGTGCTATGCTTGGATGTGGCTTTGAAAAAGATATAATACTTTTAGGGTGTTTTTGTGTGCTCCCTGCTCTGCTGTCGTCTGTCATTTCAAACGTACCATAGTTTTCGTTTTTATGCTCTTTATCCATATACGTTTTCCCTTTTGAATGAAGTGGTTTACCCTCAGTATATTGTGGGTTATACGTTGGGAGTTTTTTATAAAATATTGCAATATTTTCGTGAACTCTTAAAGGCATACGATTTGCATTTAAAAATCCACTTGTTAGTTGCTTATCCCAAACCAAATCATATCTAAACAATTTTCTATTTGAATTTATTAAATCAATAAAGAATAACCCCTGTCCAAACAAAACTATTGCTCCGTTATCTTTAATTATTCTTTTGTATTGCTCCCAAAGTTTATCAAATGGAATTATTATATCTTGTTTATTTTGTGTCGTCCCATAAGGCAAATCACAAATAATTGCATCAATACTTTTATCAGGTATCAATTTCATTTGTTCTATTGTGTCTCCGTATCTTAAATCTATTGTCATTTTTATTCTGTCTCGTCCTCAAGATAATTTATCTTCATAGATCTTGGTTCGGTAAAATCCCAGGTCTTACTTTCAAACTCTTTGGTCATCTCATCAACCTCCTCTTTTGTCCAAATTGGTGCAAACATAGGTCGGTATCTTAATGGTTTATCTTTACATTCTTCCCACTCATTAACTCTTTTGGTTACATCTTCAATAAAGTTTTTTTCTTTATTGTATTTAACCCACTCACGGTAATCATATTCTGATTTAATATATTCAACATCACCGTAATTTTCAAACTCCATTTCAGGAAATTCTAAATTAGGATTGTTGGTATAAACATCAACAATACCGTTGTCACCGTAATATGAATCGCAAAGTTCTCTTAAAGAATATAAACTACTTGGTCTTTCTTCCCAGACACTACCAAACTGACGAACAGAACAGATATACAAATAACCATCTGTGTAGTCATATATTCTACCATTAATTTCATTTCGCAATGAAATAAGTTCGTCAATTGTTAATTTATCTAAGTTCATAGGATTATGTATGTTGATGAAGCATTATGTATCATTCTAATTTTTTCAAGTATTTCTTCTGGTGTTTCTTTAACACTAAAACCATCATTATGTGTTTTAACACCAACTTTGGTAAATTTTTCCATTTCAAATCCCCCACCCTTACAATTCATTTTGGATTTTTCACCTTCGTAGAAATGTCCAATTTCATTTATGTTAATATAGATTGGATTATTGTCACGAGATGATGTTAATTTAATTAGTTTCATATAACCCGTCTTTTTCGTCGTTTTTCATCATTTCAACTAACTTAGCTTCTCTAATATACTTTCGTATAAGTTTGAATATTTCTGTAATATCTGTAAATTCAGACACCGGACTATCCGTTCTTCCTGGAAGAAATATCAAAGTAAACCCGTGATTTGCCTCAAACTTTTCGGTAACTCTAATTCCACAGATTTCATCAATATAAACCCAAGGAAAGTTTCCCGATAGTTTTACATCAATTCCTATTTTTTTCAATCTCTCAACAAATACCGTGATTTTATCACCAGTTAGTTTTGTTGCACTTTCTTTATCTTCCATATAAGTTCCAAATTTAGTTATTTTTATGTTAGGATTCTTCCATTCTCTCCAATTATCAAAATCTTTAAGTTTTTCTAAAAACTCATCATCCATTTTTTTTGCTTGTTCAAATAATTCATCAAACCTATCCCAATTTAAGTTAAGAAATGTGGTATCACTATCCTTTTCAAATTGTTTTTTTAACCATTCTAGTGTTGTCTGTTTTACTTCCATAATTTTTTATTTTAATAATTCCAAAAATATTATCACAATAATAGAACCTAACAAATATCCAAGTCCCGAAAATAGTGCTAATGTTAATCTTTCTTTCCAAGTTTTTGATTCAACCATAAATCCAACAAATGGTAGTGACAAAAATGGTCCAATGAACGCAAAAAACATCATACCAGGATAGTGTTTATCTGCAACTACTGTTATATAAAAGGTACTACCAATCTCTAATATAAGAGCCGAAAAGAATACAATCAAATATTTTTTAAACATTAACATTACTTTTTATAGACCCATAACATTCAAACTTTGTATTTGTAACATTCCACAAATCTTTTTTTCCTTCTGTCATATGACAATTGTGTTTTTTACCAGTTCTTTCAGAAAAATCAACAATCATATCGTTATGACGATTACGAATAAAGTGTGGACATTCTTTACAAGGTTTTTTCATATTTTATCTAAGATTGAATCAATATACTCTTTTACGTCTCTTAACAATTCTGAGTCGTATTTACCCCCATCAATCTGAACCTGATAAGAATGCCATTTAGTAAATCTACTATCATCTTTTTGTATTGTACGAGGATCTCTTCGTTTGAAAGACTCTTTTAATTTAGAGCCTTCAAACTTCCATATTGTTACCCCGCGATATACCCTTTTAGTTTCTTTAGTTGTCCACATAGAAACAAAGGTAAGAAACTAATTTGAATTAAACAAATTATTTTTTGTGATTAAACCGATTTTTGATTTAAATTAGAGATGTCATAATCTCCACCTCTTTCTTGGTTCATTAAATATATTTTATTAACATTAAGGTCTTTGACAAGTACTGTTTCTTGATCAAATTCTTTTGCAATTTCTTCTGCAAGATACATTAAACCATTTGTTGAGATTCCATTTATTTCAATACTTAATGAACTTTCATCAAAAACTTTTTCATTGTCACCAATGTATCTACCTGAAAAGAAATTACCGATTGAAAATGCTCCAATATAATCATCAACAACACTGTCTCCTAATTTTTTTTCAGTACTGTTAAAAGTATTTATAACTTTACTTAATTTTGATTTTGAAAATAATCTATTTTTTAATGATTTTATTTTTTTCATTAAAAAATTGTAAATCTTATTTTCACTAACATCAAGACTATTAACTTCGGTTGAGAATATTATCATACCACCTCTGTAATCAGATAAACCATATTGATTTGGGTGTACAGATCTTTCATTAATTGTAAAATCTTCAATAATATTAAAATTTTCATTAATAAAATATTGATTATTACCTATTTTAAACTTTTTTGAGTTTTCAAAACATTCTTTAATGAATCCAGCTTTTTGTATTTGGTGTCCGTTAGGTACTTTTTTTATACCATTTGGTGAAAAATATTTAATTTCATTTATTCTATATTTTTTATCATTAGAAAATTCTCTTAATACTCTTCTAACAATATTTTCTATTTTTCTATTTTTTAACATAATTTTATTTTATAAATATATTATAAAGTTAGCAAATTAAATTCAACTAAACAAATTATTTTTTGTATTTATAAGCGGTTTCTATTGGTCTTTTACCATATTTCTTTTCCATAAGTTTCTGGTGTAATTCCCAATCTAATATAGATTCATTTGTTTGTTCTTTTTCATCTGGGATTAATGAATAAACTTTTGATATTCTTTTAATTAGTTTTGTTGCAACATAATTAAATCTTTCACATTCATCTTTAAAAAAGTCCATTTCTTTATTAGCGTATTTTGTAACGTGGCTATGATACTTGTTGAGAAGTTTTACTTTGTCCTCTTTTGGTTCTTTTCCGCCAAAAAGTTGTGATAAAGGACCTATTTTTGAAAAAATCTGTTCTCCGTGTGATAATATGAAATTTTCAAAAAATTCCATTTTAAGATTTGCTAAATTGATATAAACTAATTCTAAAACCGATTTTATATTTTCTTCGGGTGAATTTTCTTTTGGATTTTCTCCGGCATGTTCAAGTAATCCAAATACTCTATCCATTTGTTCGTATAAACCTTTAATTAAGTATTCAAAAGAAAAATTTTGTATTTTTTTTAATGTTTTAATTGTATCATCTTGCATTATAAATTCATAAAACTTTTCTCTTGTAATTCCATTTTGTATCATTCTTGAAGCAACTTCAGTTGGTCTAACAACATTTTCTTCGTTTTGAATGAAATAACTATACATCATAAATTCATTTATAATCGGTATTCCAAAATTTAACTTTCCGGATGAGTATGTTTGATAATCAGCAGTGTCACCGGCTAAACCTTTTGATTTTTTACTTCTTCTAAATCTGTGCATTAATTCGTGAGCCATTATAGAAGTATTATGTATTTTTTGTTCTATAAAAACCATATATAAATCATTTGGTTCCCAACTTTCCGGTACAACAAAATTAATATATAAATCTATTGTTGATGTTTCTTTATTTAATTGCATCATAATACCTTCATCAAAGTTAAATTCATTTCCAACACCCATTGCAGCAATCACAGGTTCAACACCTTCATAATCTTCTAATTCATCAACTTTAACAATAAAATTTAAATTTGTAAAATTTATATCAGAAACATTTAAATCAATTTTAATATCTCCAAAAAAATATTCTTCCTCATCAGTTGAGTCTATTTCTTTTAATTTGTCTTTAACAATGTCATACAATACTCTGGCTTCGTTTAGAATATTTTCTGGAACACCTACGGCTTCTTTGATTAGCTTTAATTGAGATTCTGTTATAATGATTTTCATAATAATAAATATAATGGAGTTGTGATTTAACCCACAACTCCAATTAAATCATCTAGGTGGTGATCTCCAGATATTTCAGACCCAACTGGTCTTTTATCCATAATTTTGATTATTTCATCAATACTATATGGGTCTAGTCCGTTTCCATCAACACCAACATCCATTTTTTTACCATTACCGAATTTAGCTTCTCGTCCAAGATGTACGTGTCCGTGTAAATGGATAACACCTTTATTTAGACCGTGCCAGCTTTGGAGTGGGTAATGACATAAAACAAAGTTTCTATCATTTATTTTAACTTCAAGGTAGTGGTTAACACTTAAAAACCGATTTTGTATGTCGCCCCTGTTATTTTCAATATGATGGTCGTGATTTCCTAATATTAGATGAATGTTTTTACAAACCAATCTATCAAGGAATAATCCGATATTATCAAAACCACCAAATGAAACATCACCTAACATTATTAGTGTGTCGTCTTGTCCTACCATATTGTTAATACCGTCAATAAGTCTTTCGTTCATTTGTTCAATAGTTTCAAAATCCCTAACCGAATCAACTGGTATTTCACCATCCTGGGTTCTCCAGTTTGTCACACCACGAACAATATTTTTATGACCGTAGTGTGTGTCTGAAGTTATGAATACTTTTCCTGTTGTTAATATTTTTTTAAAGTTCATAATTTTTATTTTTTAAGGTAAAACATCACCGGTATAATTAACACTTATCCTTGGATAATCACTGATTCTTCTTGTTACTTCATATTCACCTTGGTTTGGATAATCACTGATTCTTCTTGTTACTTCATATTCACCTTGGTTTGGTAAATCATCGATTGGTCCTACTGGTTTCATATACTGTTCAGATGTCCAATTACTATTATAACGATTAAGATCCATTAAACTTCTTATTCTGTCAAGTATAGTTGGACCGTCTTCCGCTCCAATATTACCTTGATGAATATTAATTATATCTGAAATAGAAACTGGTTTATTTCTGGTTTCACCATAAATTAAATCAATAGTTCTTTCATTTTTTTGTAATTCTTTTCTAATCTTTAAAAAGATTTCATCCGGAATCCAATCTATAAACATTGGACTAACTTCACTATCGTCTGCGGTCCAAGCTTGGAATTTATCATCGCCATAATCTCTTGAGAAAGCGATTTTAGTATCAATTTTTTTATTAATACAATAAACTAACCTATGTGTTTTTAAATATTTATCCCAATATCTTTCTTGTGTTGTACACCATTTTGTATTTGATCCGTAAACCCTTGAGGCGTCAAAACTTAAAGGTGTTAATACTAACCAGGTATCATCTTCGTGTATTTTCAAAATTTGTTTTTCAACTTCTTTTTGTTTTTCAATATCTTCAGCAATCTTAACTTGTTCATTTAACTCTTTAAAATTTTTATATTTACTAATGTCTTTTTCTTTTATTCTATTAGCTCTTGAGTGTCTTTCAAATTCATTTAAAACTTCAATTTCATTTGAACCGAACAAAAATACTCCCAGATAACCTTTAAGCTCATCCAAATTTGGACTGTAATATTGGTTATCCATTTTAAAGTTTTTAATTAAAAACTCGGTATACTTGTAAGTACCAGTTGGGTCCAATGATGTTATGATATCAATTAATGATACATTTAAATCCGGATGTTGTTCTTTAAGTTTGTCTAATCTACTCATAACTTTACTTCAAATCTATTTTTCATTTGTTCTAATTTATCTTCTGGAACATTGTGAACATTTGTTCCTCCGTGTCTATTTTCAACAATTACAGTAAAAACTTTATATCCGTGTTTCTTTGCTAATTCAAAGTATGGTTCCATTTCCCACTCCTGGGTAAAGGTGTTTGAAACAACAATTTTATCTACATTAACTTGGGTTCCGTCGGTTTTCATCCAAGTTTCGGTTTGTGTTCTACAATATTCGTGAGCCAATTTTATTTTGAATCCATCAAATTTGTAATTACCATCACCATCAACAAAATATTGGTCCGCTTCAATGTGTATTCCTCCTAAAGTTTTTGCAAATGTAGACTTACCACTTCCTGGTATTCCTCTTACGATATATAATATTTTTTCCATAGTCATTATGCTTTAATCCAACTTGCCCAGTTTTCTGGATTTACTTTAATTAAACCTTTTTTAATCAAATCATAAGCAATATAAGAAGTTTTATAATAAAAATATTTATCATAACCTTTTTTATCTTTTGTTAAAAACTCAATTAGGTCAAAATCCCATACTACACCTTCTTTTTCAAGTTTGTCCAAAAATAACTGTTCTTTCTTTGTGATTTTCATAATACAAAGATATATATTTTTTTTTAATCTTACAAGTATTTATTAATATGAAAATTATAATTTCTGAATCACAATATAAAAAACTTTATAAGTTATTAACCGAAAATGTTAATTTTGATAATGTTTATCGTGAACTTTTTCCAAAAATATATAAAACTGTTTGTTTAAAATATGCAAAAGGTGACAGTGAAAAAGCACAAGATTTTTGTCAGGATGGTTTTATAAAGGCATATAATAAATTAAGTCAGTTTAGAGGTGATAATCTAAATGGTTGGGTTGCTATGATTGTAAGGAACAATATTATTGATGAATTAAGAAAAGAAAAAGGTTCAAAAATTCAAGATTTTGATTTTGGTAGATATGATGCAAAACAAGAAGAATATGATGATTTATTTATGGGTAGGTATAGTGAAAAAGATATTCAAGATGCAATAAACACATTGTCACCACAATTTCAAAAAGTTTTTAGAATGTATTATTTTGATGGAATGAAACACCAAGAAATTGCAAAAAAATTAGGTATTTCCGATAGTACATCAAAAACAAACTTACTTAGAGGAAAAGCAAAAGTTAAAGATTTCCTAGAAAATTTAAAGGAGGCCTAAGCCCCCTTCAAAATTGGGTCGACATTGAATGTCAACTCTCCACCACCTTGTTTTATTAAACAAGGAAAAGTCATTCTCTTGTCATCCAGAAGTAATAGTTGGTACCATTACCAGATCCCATTGTTATATCTGTAAATTTTAATCCATTCATAACACCCATATTTAAATTACCCTGGTATATTGTTCCACTTAAATTCCCAAACGGTGTAAAATTAAGTGTTAAGTTGTATGCCGATGCTGTAGTGTAAAATGAATACGGAGCTTCAATTCCATTATAAGTATATGTGTTTAAATCTAAAAAAACAATAGTGTCACTTAACGGTATTAAATTTCCGAACTCACCAACTCTATATTGATTTATAGTCCAAACTTGTCCTACCAAATTATATGTAGAATCGATTGTCGTTGAATCTGTAATTATTGGTTCTGGTGGGTTTGGTGGTCCAATATCTTCTTTAATACAAGATGTTAAACCTAAAAAAACTAAAAATAAAAATGTTATATATTTCATACTACTTTGTTACTAATGCTTCAATTTTACTTTTTACTTGTTCTGTAATTGTAATTTCTCTAACAGATGTAATTACAACAGACTCATTTAATACTTTAGACGGAATATGAACCAAAAAAGTATCACCATCAAAAAATGATAAATTATTATTTAATTCAATGCAACCGTGAACCATTTTTAAAAACAATTTAAATTGTATATGGTCCATAAAAGTTTCATTTACTAGTTCACCCATTTTTTCGTGAGTAATTCTAATGTTGTATCCTTGTTTATTCATAGTACAAATATATAAATAAATTCTAATATAAACAAAAAACCCACAAAATATTTTCTAGAAATTTGTGGGTTTTAAAACTAAACCATTTTTTTATAAGAAGAAGGCGGATTTAGGTTTTTTGTAAAATATAAATACATCGATACTAACCAAAAGTCAAATCATTTTAAAATTTTTTGAATTATTTTTAATAATTGGTTATTATTTTTTTCTTTTGGTAAGGTTTCTTTGGTAAAATACTTACATTCTGTATGTTCGTGACCGTCTTTAGCTTTCTTTAAGTTTGGTTTATATTCTCTATCACCATCGTGAAAAAATACATAAACCAATCCTTTTTTTGTTGACCCATCTTTTTTGTATTTATTTATAAAACCAACAAGATCAACATTGTCTGGTAATTTTATATCTGTTTCTTCTTTAAATTCCCTAAGTGCAGCATCTTTTGGTGATTCTTTACCTTCTATATGTCCAGATGGTATTGACCACATACCTGGTAGTGATTCTTCCGGTGCTCTTTTACACATAAGAACTTTATTACCACTTTTTAATATAATACCTGAATATCTTTTGAATTCTTCCATAACAATATATTTATAAATATGAATGAGATAAAAATAAATAATAATTTATTTAATGTTATTACAGTAATAACAGCTAAAGACATTGAAGACGGGATGATGGGTAAAAAATTTGATGATAAATTCAATGGAATGTTGTTTATTATGAAACCCGGTCAACATTCTTTCTGGATGAAAAATTGTAACATATCACTTGATATTATTTTCATAAAAGATATGAAAATTTCTAAAATACATAAAAATTGTCCTCCTTGTAGGGAAGACAACTGTAAAACATATTCTGGTGAAGGTGATTTAATTTTAGAGATTGCTGGTGGTGATTGTGATAAATACCAAATAGAAGAAGGTGAACAAGTCTACATCGAATCTTAATTTTTAATTAAAATTGTATTATCTAATAAATTTGGGTTTTCAATTAATTCATTTGGTTTAATTTTAGTCATAATTGCTTTACCACTTTTTGACTTTAAAGATAGATTATTTGTAAAACTAGAAATTTCGTTTTCAAATCTAACAATTGATGTGTAAGTACCGTTTTTTAGTTTTTCATTATAATTCACATATGTATTTTTTAAATAAACTAAAACATAATTTGGTGTTTTACGATAAAAAACATTTTTTTCATAACTAACCCAATTTTCAGTTTTTTGATTATTCTCTTGTATTGAATTTTCAAATGCAGTTTTTAATTTTTCTAAACTTTCAAAGTCACATTCAAATTTTATAATATAATCTGTGTAATTTTCAATTACTATAACATTTGAGATTCCGTCTTGTTTTGATAGTTTTTGTTTTATATTTAGAATTTTTTCTTTTATTTCCGGTAATTTAATATTTTTTTTACCGTTAACGCTATCAAGAAGTAATACTGAAGATACGTTTGTTTTACTTTGACTTAAATTTATAACATATTTAAATTTTCCACTACCATCATTGTTTAGTTGTATTTCGTCTATTAACTCAACACAAGATGTTAATAAAAAAAGTAATAAAAATAAAAAAAACTTCATTATTGTTCTAGTTTACTAATATGGTGTTGTAGATACCACATAGCTTTTTTCAAATCTTCTAATTCTTTTTGTTTATCTTTTTTACCGGCTCTTGAAATGTACTTAACGGTATTTCCTAATGCAAACCCTAAGTCCCAAGCATCGATAACTTTTATAGCTTCATAAACATTTGAGAATCCGCCATAATGAGCTGGATGGTCTACTTGTTCATATGGTTTAAGTAAATCCTCCAAAGTATAAATATTTGGTTGTTGTTTTTCAGCCCAGAATGCACCATCAATATAATAAGTATTAAAACCTTCCCAATTTATTGTTTCAATACCTTTATCTACCGCCGGAATTGGTACATTACTTGATTTGTAGTCGTCAATATATACAATTCCACCCGGTTTTAATCTTGGGATTGTATTTTTAGCATCTTCTAATAAACAGTCAAATGTATGACAACCATCAATTTCAATAAAATCAAATAACATATCATTTGAAATCATAAACTGTGGTACTGTTTCTAACGATGAACCAGGAATTAAATTTAAATAAATGTTATGTTTTTTAGCTTCTTCAGATAATATTTCAAAATTTGGGACCGTACATTCGTGTTCACAAAGATCAAATACGTGAATTGTCACAGGGTCCTGTGTGTATTCGTTATTTTTTTTCATTAAGGCAATCACATCACAAATAAGTAATGCTGAATGTCCCATATTAAAACCAATTTGTATTAAATTTGTTGGTTTAAGTTTAGCTATAATTTCACTTAAACTTTTTTGTCTTTCTGGAAACCAACTAATGTTTCCTTCTTGACAGTCATTTCTCATTCCTTCTAATAATTCCATCTTAATCTTTTAATTCTTCTTTTGATTTTTTATAGTTTTCAATCATTTGTTTTTGACCAACATATGATATTAATTTTCTTTTAAACATTGGTAATAGTGTTTCTTGTATTGGGAATTCACCTCGACAAATCATTTCAAATACCGGTAGTTTGTTTTTATTTTCTACATTCCATTGACTAAAGTTTGTAATAATTTTTGGTAATGTCAAATCATTTTTCTTATCAGAATAAATTAAATTAACCAAAACTTTACTTTCCGGAGACCCTTTTGCTGCCGGTTTTTTATGATACTCCCAAACATTAATGACTTCACCTTCATTAAAATAAAAATAACCTTTATCTTCTAAAATATTTTTTGAGTTCTTTTTTACTTTTAAATGTACGCTATCAAAAACAAGTTCCCATACAGATTTTGCAAAACCAAAGTATTCAAACATTCTTGGTGCTGAATATGTTAAAATTTTTATAAATTCCGCATATTCATCTTTTGACATTTCCGGAACATCTTTGATTTTTAAATCTTTAACAAGTAATTCATCATCAACTGTTGTAAATTTTTTTGTTGTATATAAAAGTTTTTTATCTTTTACGAGGGTCTGAACATTTGCTAAATGAAGTGATAACTCAATAAATCCTGGGTATAATTCCATATTATCCAGTTTTTCACCTACCTTTTGAAAAAACGA